TAGGAGCTACTGATAAAAATATTCAAAATATTTTTGCAACTAAACTTAACTCTAAAGTTTTACCTCCATTAAGTGCTGGAGTATTTAATACCCTAAACTCAGCTATAAAAGCAGGATTTGGAAAAAACTCCCCACAACTTTCAGATATTAAACCTGGAGATATGATTATATATAATTATGGCCACGTAAATATATGTGTTGCCGTTAACCAGCAAGATGGAAGTATTTCTACAGTAGGAGGAAATGAAGGTGGAGGAGCTAAATCTAGAAATGGTGGAAGAGTAGTATACACAGCTAAAAGAAATTTTAAATCAGCAGATATAAAAGGAATTGTTAAAGTAATAGAATAATGTATTATCCAAAATCTCAAATAGTAACCAATTTATACACTAATGGACAAGAATATATTATTAAGTCCACTAATGAAAATTACATAGGAAATTATTGGAAAACTTCTGATGGGAAATTCTTTACTGGAAAAACACCTGAAGATAAAAACATACAGGAATTAATTTTATTATCATTAACTTCTAATGTAACTCCAAATATAAATCCAATTTTAAATTCTCCTAATTGGTTACCAAATGATTTTCCCTCAAAAGAATATCCTAAATATCGTTATGAAGATAAATTAACTCCCGTTTCTTTTAACCCACAACCTACTCAAGACGATTATGCTTTGGGAGAATTTACAAGATATTTTTGTAAAAAAACAAATGAATTAAGATACATAGAAATAAACAAAGATACCTACGAAAAACTAACAGGACAAGACTCAACATATCTTTGGCAACTATATACTCCATTTAAATATCAATGGATAATTTCAGGTGATAAAGAAACTGTTTATAAAACAAATGAACAGGTTACTAGATATATGACAACTAAATTCAAATTTCCTGCTTTCAATAAATTCTTAAAAGAAAATTACCTTAAATTTTGGAATCCAGAATAATTTACATATATTAAGTATGTTAATTAAAAGGTTATGTTTTACATTTTTATTACATATTTATATGTATATGAAAACATGTAACCAATGTGATATAAAAAAATACTTAGACGCTTTTAACAAAAGTAAATCAACTAAAGATAAATTACAATATAAATGTAAAGATTGTGAAAAAATAAATAACAAAATTGCAAGACAAAAAAATCCTACTTCAAAATATTATAATCAAAATAAACAATATTATAAAGATTATAGTAAAGAATGGATTGAAAATAATGAAAGTAGATGGAAAGAATATTATAAAGTATGGCAAAAATCTTATCAACAAAATAAGTACAATACCGATCCTATTTATAAATTAAGAATGTGTGTTGGGACAAGAATAAGAATGGCATTAAAATCACAAGGTAAAAATAAATTAGGAAAAACAATAGAATATTTAGGTTGTGATTATGATTACCTTAAACAACATCTTGAAAATCAATTTATTGAAGGTATGACTTGGGATAATTATGGAGAGTGGGAAATAGATCATATTATTCCCATATCTAAAAATGGAAGTTTTCATTATACTAATCTACAACCATTATGGTGGAAAGATAATTTAAAAAAATCCAATAGTGTTTTGTAAAAAACAACAATAAAGTATTAAAATAAAGGTTATATGGCATTTTATATTATTGAAAATGATGAGCAACTAAATGAATTATTTAAAACAGGTTATGATAAAGTATTTATTGAACCTGTATACTACAATGATAATGTTCATTCTGCTTTAAATCGCATATCTTTATTGTATATCAAACCATTAAACGGCGATAAAGGCTATATTATATGTGTTAATCACAATGAAGCGCTTTCGTTGAATAAAACCGTTATAAACGGTTTATTTGCATCTTTTAACGAAATATATGTTAGGGATAGGAAATCATTTATATATCATTTTCCATTAAAAAATACTATAGATATTTCATTCAATACACCTGAATGTGTAGAACCATCTACTTCAACACATGATTTTTTCTATCAAAAACACAATGATAAATTAAATATAAACACTATCATTCCATTAGTTAAGCACTATGAAAAATGCGAAATGATATTTAATAAAATAAGAGACAACTGTATTAAATTTGATAATGTAAAATTCTATAATAAATTAATCAATGTGTTTTTTGCTATTGAAAGAAATGGAATTAAATTAAACGAAAAAACATTCAATAAATACTATGAATTACCTAACGATAAATTTTCTATACAAGATGGTACAATATATACTAAATATAACTTATACACAACAACAGGAAGACCATCCAATAGTTTTAATGGGATTAATTTCGCTGCTTTAGCAAAAGATAATGGTTGTAGATCATCATTTATACCTGAAAATGATTGTTTCATTGAAATAGATATTAGTGCTTATCATCCAACACTAGCTGCTCAATTAATTGATTATGATTTTGGAGATGAAACACCTTATCAATACTTTGCTCGTGAAGCAGGAATTGATATAAATGAAGCTAAAATATTAATGTTTAAACAATTATATGGTGGAGTTTATAAAGAATATCAATATATAGAATATCTACAATTAATACAAGAATATGTAAAAGATTTATGGAATACATATACTTCTATAGGATTCGTAAAATGCCCAATCTCAGGACATATATTTAAAGATTTAAAGGATATAAATCCTCAAAAGCTTTTTAATTATACTCTTCAAAACTTGGAAACCTCAAATAATGTTCTTATATTATGGGATATTATAAAACTATTAAAAGGAAAATCAACAAAAATTGTACTTTATACTTACGATTCTATCCTATTAGATTATAAAAAAGAAGACAATGTATTAGAAGACATAAAAGATACATTTAAGAAACATAAATTAAAAATAAAAATAACAACAGGTAAAAACTACGGTGATATGGCACCTTTGCACTAATTATGGAAACTAACATTTTTGAATCACCCCTACATATTTATAATCGGTACGATTTTATAACTGACAGGACTTTTACTGATTTTATGAACAACAGGTTATTTGCTACATTTACTCAGCAAAATGAAATAGATGAATTGATTAACAATTTGTCAACTACATACAATATAATGTATAAAAAAATGTTTATACTTTTTGTTAAGAGTACTAATGAATACGTTATCACCTACAACATAGAACAAGGTAATGTAGACAATATTCCTTCAAACACAATATTAGTTCATCGTAAAAAAGAATCAAATACTTTATATACAATAAACGCATTAAACGATTTAATTAAAAAATTAAATGGTGGCGTAGTTGATCTAACATATCGAATCGATTGGCAACATTACAAAAATTGTATATTATTAACTCAACACGGAGACATAAAACAACTCAATACCAAGATTTTTAAGATCGTAGATCTTTAAATATTTATAGCATATACTAAAATACAACACTACAAATAAAAAGGCATTCGAGAGCTTTAATAGCTAAATTTGGCCTATAAAAAATAAGTAGTATATTTAAATAGTAACCAATAAAATAAAATAAATCATGGATTTAAAATCTATCAAATCAAAACTGAGTGCCTTACAGACATCCGGGCAAAAAAAAGAAAAGGTCGACTATTCAAAGTACCTGTGGAAACCAAAACAAGAAGGAAAATACCAAATTAGAATTGTTCCGTCTAAACTAGACAAAAACAATCCATTCAAAGAAGTGTTTTTACACTATGGTATATCTAAATTTCCAATGTATGCTCTTACAAATTGGGGTGAAAAAGATCCAATTGTAGAATTTACAAAACAATTACAACAAACCAATGACAAAGAAAATTGGAAATTGTCTAAAAAACTAGAACCAAAAATGAGAATATTCGCTCCAGTAATAGTTAGGGGTGAAGAAGACAAAGGTGTTCGCCTTTGGGAATTTGGTAAAGAAATTTACATGCAATTATTAGGAATCGCTGATGATGAAGATTATGGTGATTATACTGATATGAGTGAAGGTCGTGACTTTACTGTTGAAACAGTAACGGGTGATATTGGTGGTCGTAAAGGTTTAAAATCATCAATTCGTATTAAACCAAAAACATCTCCATTAAGTACAAGTAAATCTGATATTGAAAAATGGTTAGAAGAACAACCAAATATCTTAGAGATTCAAAATACTTATAAAATGACTTTCGATAAAATGAAAGAAACACTACAAAACTTTCTAAATCCAGAAGAGTCTTCTGAAGATGAAGTAGAAGAAGTAGAAGTAGAAGAAACAACTTCAAAAAGTGATTTACCTTGGGAAGAAGATGCTCCTAAAAAAGAATCAAAATCAAATTATACCCTAAAAACAACGGGTAAAGTATCTAAAGCAGATAAATTTGATGCTTTATTTGAAGAAGACGAAGACTAAAATTAAACTAATTTAAAATGGCTAAATCAAACGACAAAGATTCGTTAATGGAAGCAGTCTCTAAAGAACTTAAATCTAAATTTGATTTAAATAAGTTTAAAGAGAAGAAATCATTAGGCGGAAATGTAAAATTCAAAGAACAAAAATGGATTCCTTTTTCTCCAGCAATGCAAGAAGCGCTTTCAATTCCTGGAATAGCAGTAGGTCATATAAATATAGTACGTGGAGCTAGTAACACTGGTAAAACTACTACATCTATAGAAGCCGCAGTATCAGCTCAAAAAATAGGTATACTACCAGTTCTTATCATTACTGAAATGAAACATAGTTGGGACCATTGGCAAACGATGGGTTTCGAAATGAATGAAATAAAAGATAAAGACGGTAATGTAATTGATTATGATGGGTTTTTTATTTATAAAGATAGAGGTAAATTAGCATCAATTGAAGATGTGGCTGATTTTATCATTGATCTTTTAAATGAACAAGACAAAGGTAATTTACCATACGATTTACTATTTTTATGGGATTCAGTAGGATCAATTGCTTGTAGAATGAGTATTGAACAAGGTAAAAACAACCCAATGTGGAATGCAGGAGCAATTGCAACCCAATTTGGTAATTTTATCAATCAAAGAATCATTTTATCTAGAAAGGAAGAAAGTAAATATACAAATACATTCTTAATCATTAATAAAACAGGAGTAGCACCAGCTGAAAATATCTTCTCACAACCGAGAATGACTAATAAAGGTGGAAATACATTCTATTATGATTCTTCATTGTGTTTGACTTTTGGTAATGTTACTAATAGTGGAACATCAAAAATTAAAGCACAAAAAGATGGTAAAGATGTAGAATTTGCTTTAAGAACAAAAGTAGCATGTGATAAAAATCACGTAAATGGAATTACTACTAAAAACACAGTTATCAGTACAGTACATGGTTTTATACCTGATGATCCTAAAGAAGTTACTAAATATAAAAAAGAACATTCACATGAATGGGCTAGTATATTAGGAGAAGGAAATTATAAAACAATTGAGGATAACAGTGAATGGAATGAAAAAGCAGATATCACTGACATTGTAGAATCTGAAGATTAAAAATGAGCAATAAAAATTTACTTAAACTTCTTGATGGCATCAAAGAAGATATAAAGCCTACCCCAGAAGAAACTGGAGAAAGAATTATAATTGTAGATGGTTTAAATCTATTAAACAATTAAAACCAACATCAATTTATGTTGTGTTCGATGGGGTAGGTTCTTCCATAAATAGGAAGAATTTACTCCCCGAATACAAATCAGGAAGAAATGTTAATCGAGTTAATAAAAATTCTTTTGATAATATAGAAAAGGAAAATGAATCTAAAACAGACCAAATTATACATTTAATTCATTATCTACAATGTTTACCTATTAAACTTTTATCTATTGATGGAGTTGAAGCAGATGATATTATAGCTTTTTTGAGTAAAGAACTTACCCAAAATAAGAAAAATAAAGTATATTTAGTATCTGCCGATAACGATTTTCTTCAATTAGTAGATGAAAATATTTTAATGTATAGATCTGTAGAGAAAGAATTTATTACACCAAAAGATGTAAAAATAAAATATAATGTTTATCCACATAACTTTCTTATTTATAAAACATTAATGGGAGATAAATCAGATAAAGTGGGTGGTGTTAAAGGTTTAGGTCAAAATAAATTCGAAAAATATTTCCCAGAAGTAACAGGTGAGAAAAAAATATCATTAGATGATATACATGATATATGTGCCGAGAAATTCAAAGAACATGTTATATATTGTAGAGCGTTAGAAAATTTTAATAATTTAAGAAAAGCATACAAGATTATGAACTTAAGTAATCCTATGTTGGATGAGCAAGAAAAAGAACATATATTAGAACAAATAAAAGAATCTCCATATGAACTAAATATAGAAACATTTTTAAGATTCTATCATAAAGATGGATTAGGAAATGTTTTAAAAAATGTAGATTTTTGGATTAGAGATAATTGGACAACAATTGATAGATATAATAAAGCAAAAAATAAATAATATATTAATAAATAAAAGTTATAAATTAAAATGACATTATCTTCGATAGAATCATATGGAATTGGATTCCAAACAAAAGTTATATCAGCACTACTAACTGATAAACCATTTTTACAAAATGTTAATGATATTTTAACAGAAGAATATTTCCCTAATGTTGCTCAAAAATGGATT